AAGGCGATTTCTCAAGCATCGGAAAAACTAATCCAGAGGGTCAAGAAGATATCAGGGGTCTTCTCAATCCAGAGCCTAGAGGTGGTTCTGAGTCCATAACATCAGGGCTTTTCAACGAGGAGATTACAATCGAGACTTGGCTCATGCCAGACCAAGGAGGCACTGTCCTTGAGAAGAGTGGACAGTACAAGCTTTCAGTTGGCAAGATACAAGAAGCCGCTCCAGCTACTTTCACGATAGAACTGACCAATGGCGAGGCAGTCGAATCTCACACAATCACAACCGGGAGTCACAATGGTACTAGGTACACTGGTGCGATATACCCATTGAGTGAGCAAAACGGTATGTTCGATACCAAGGACAGCGGCCTGAATAGAAATCACAGACCACTCCTAAATGTCGTAGCTACGTATCGTTCTGGTAGGATAGAGCTTTACGTCAATGGAGTTCTAATGGCTAGAAAAATTCTGAAGGACAAATCCTTGAAATTAGCAACTAGTAGTGAGAATCTCTACATTGGTGGCAAGGGTGGTGAGTACAGGGGAGTAATAGAAGCCATACACATAACCAATGACTTCAATCCAGACTTTACTGCTAGAACTGCCCCATTAAGAAGAGCCTCCACCATGTTGCTCTATAGATTTGAGGAGCCTATAACGACGTATGATGATGTCTACACACTTGCATCTTCGGCATCATCCGGTGCCACTAGTATTTCCATAAGCACAACTGAGGCTGCAGCATTAGCGACAAAACTCACAGGCTCATCTGTCACAAGTGGCACTATCACCTTCACATCTTCACCATACACAAGCGGCAACTACAAGGTCCTGCAAAGCACATCATCTGGAGTTACCCAACACGATGTGGCTCATGTTCCATACAATCTACTTCTGAAGCCAGTCGGTGTAAATGACCTCACACAAGCACCTACTAGCCTCCCCCCTGAGAGAGTCAGACTACAGAGCATAAACGTAGGCACAGGCGCGTTGACGGTAGCTAGCATACATCTTGACTACAACACAGCTAGTAATGGACAAAGGGGCTTGCTTCATGACCACGCTAGTGGGGTTCAATTCGTTGTGATAGGGGCTGACCTTCTGTTAGACTCTGGTACAGGTAAACCGTACCAACCTCCTCACTATTCCTCAAAGGCCATTGATAGAACTGGTCAGATGGTTATAGACGAAGGACCTTTGGGACAACATGGTTTTGTCTACTCCTCACAAATGGCGATTAGCACTGATTCACCGAACAATCCCTACGCAGTGACTTGGCCCACTACCATATCGACTGAGTTATCAATTGGTCATTCCGGGCGTCACACTCTCAATCATGTTGATGGTCACCACTATCTCAGGATGCTACCAAAGCCAAATGAGGAAATAATAGACATGGAAATCAATGGTGTGGCTGATAAATACAAAGCGCTCTATGTTGACTCACAACAAGGTATAGCAGAGCAGTTGCCCGTAAATACAGAAGTAAGCATTCTAAGAAACGTAGGTCAGTTTACAGTCAATAGGGTGGTCAGTAGTACCACTGTGAACACAATCTACAACTCTCATCAAAGCACTGGTAGTACGGCTAATGGAATGAGAAAACTCATAGCAATAGGTGGAACTAAGTTTGACTTCACTCCTTTCTTCCTAAAAGCACCAATACATGACAAGGGTGCAACATTAGACTCGACTGTAAGAACTCATCATCTAAGACCAAGCAAGACCAGTAGGGTGGCAATCCTAAACGTACCAGCTCTCTCAGGTTCTGACTACAACATGTCCCCTTATGTTGAGATACACTACAACGCCATAGACTTGAGTGGCGCTAGCATGGCAACAGAAAACAATGTTGCTTGTCTAATGGTAGAGAAGACCGTGCCAGCCGGGGACACAGCCATCGGCACTGGTGGAGCTGCTACTACTATCTATGATTTGATTGATGCTCAAATGGGGACTTTCACAGACGCTACCTGTGATACCAATCACACTAGCGGTCTTAGTGATGGCTCAACCACCAGTGTGAGGCACATCACGATTGATAGCACTTCTTCCTTAGCAGTGGGAATGGAAGTTTCAGGGACTGGGATACCTTCGGGCGCATTTGTAAGTGCTATCAATAACTCAACTGCTTTTACACTCAGTCAGGACACAACGGCCACTAACACGAATACCACATTGACATTCACTAGAGTTGGTTTGACCTTGCATGCGCCCGGTGGCTACATAGACATTAACACTGATGATTTCATACACAAGCAGGAGCTTTTGAATCCGCATTCCCTCTCAGGCGATAACAGTGAAGGCTTTGATGCCGATTTGACTCTAGACGAGTCGTTAACACCCGGTAGTGGTTATACCCCATATGCCTCTGATACTAACACAAACACCACACCTAGTGTGATAGAGGACTCTACCAGCAAGACCACTA